CGATAGGTGAGCGGCGGCATCAAAAGCGCCGTTTGCTGCTCGGTCAGCACGAGGTCGACGCGAGTGGACGGCTGGCCGTTGACGGTTTCTGCGGTCTTCGTGACGGCGAAGGTGCAGACCGGCAGGCCCGTTTCGATGCAGACCACCGCCGCGGACAGCGTGTAGCCCGTCAGGTCGCGATTGAAGCGACAGCGGACCGGAAGGCGGTTGCCCTGGACGAACTCCAGGGGCACCACACCCGGGTTTTGGCGGAATGCTTTCGGGTCGCAGGATGCGCTCGGCACGATCGTCCTCCCACGGGATCAATGGTCGACGGGGGGCCGCGCCACGCTTGGGCATGCGCGGCCCCCCGCCGGATTTCACAAAGCGGCGATCAGGCGCAGCCGACTCGCACGCGAGCCTTGAGCTGGCCCGAAGTCTTCGCCACGGCGGCCCGACCGATCAGGACGTCCGTATTGGTCGTCGTGATCAGGCTGGTGCCGGCGTTCCAGTAGAGGAGCGCCCCGGCGGAGAATGTGGTCGCGCTCGCGCAGTTGATGTCGAACACACCCTGAACGTGCAGCGTGCCGGGCGTGTTGGCCGGCACGGCCACCTTGGTGATGCCCACCTGGGTGCCCTGGACGACCACGCTCCCGGCCGCCACTGCGGAGGTCGGAGTGAAGTCGATGACGTCGCCGCTGTGAATGTAGTCTGCTACTGCCATTGGGATTCTCGCTTTCTGGTGATGGTGATGGTTGGTTGATCAGGCGAGCGCGGGGGCCGATCAGGCCGCCCCCTTGCTCTTGACGGCCGCCCGGTACTCGCCGAGCGCGACGCCGAAGTCCCAGAAGACCCGCCACGACACCCCGAGCACTTCGGCGGAGCTGTCCATGCCGAAGAACTCGACCGTCGGCGTCTGGAGGCCGTTGAGGTAGGCGATCTCCAGGGCCGCGAGGTCCGCGGGGTTGCCGATCAGGTACCACGCGGTCGAGCTGGCGCCCGAGAGCGTGCTGTTCGACAGCCACGGCGACACCAGCACGCGGTACGCGTTTTGGTGGATGTTCGCCGACGGTTGCTTGGCCGACGTCGGGCCGACGACGTACTGGCTGTTCATCAGCTCCTTCGCCACCGGCTCGAGGGCCGTCGGCACGAGGAGGATCTGCGGGTCGACCATCACCGGCAGGCCGTCCGGCCCCACCTGGTCGCGGAACATCTGCACCGCGGTGGAGAGGCTCGAACTCTGGAGGTTGGACGAAGCCCCCTCGAAGTAGTTCGCCCGGGCGGTGGTGAAGAAGCTGGCACCGTTGCCCGTGGCGTTGAGGGCCGCGAACAGCGTCTTTTCCCGGCTGTGGATCGCCTTCCGGCCGAGGGCCTTGGCGTTGTCGGCGAACGCGTTCAGGTCGTCGTTCACCATGTCGGTCCGCGAGATCGACAGCACCGCGCCGCGGGTTTCCACCTGGCGGGTCCGGCTCTCCTCGCTCGTTCGCATGTGCTTCAGCTCACCGTCCTTTGCGACGGGCTGCAGCTCGCCGTTGATGGCGAGGGAGTAGACCGTGTGCGGGTGGAAGTTCGTGTGGCTCTTGGTCGCGGTGATCTGCTCGGCGACCGACGGCGCCATCGCGAACGCTTCCTGCAGGGCCTTGTTGGCGACGTTGCCGACAACTCCGGAAAGCTCGCTCGTGGAGAACGCGGCGCGAATCCACTCCAGGCTGCCCGGATCGGCGTCGATCGTCTGGCCCTTGGCCGCGGCGATCTGCTCCGCGTGCCACCGGAGGCCCCGGCGGCGGAACTTGTGGGCCCGGTCGAGCGTCTCCGCGTTGTAGGCCTTGTCGACGTTGAGGCCCGCGCCCATGCACAGCGACGCCTCGATGATCTTGGTGTCCATCGTGCCGGACTCCTGCGTGTGGATTGCCGGCAGACGGGGCCGCGACGCGCGGACCGCCTCTTGCACGGCGGAAGTGGTGCGGGCGGAATCCCACCCCTCGGTGATCGCCTGGGCCGCGATGGCGGCGTGCTTTTCGCCGCAGACGGCCCGGATGCCGGCGACGCGGGAGGCCTCGGCGGCCAGCTGGGCGCGGAACTCGCCGACGAAGTGGTTCGCGGCGGAAGCGTTCACCGGCTTCTTGCCGGCCGGCTTGCCGGCTTCGACGTCACCCTCGGCAGCGTCTTCGGAAGCCTCTTCGCCGTCCTCGGCCGCCTTCATGCGGTCGTAGACGTCCTGTAGGACGGCGGTTTGCTCCGCCGTCAGGTCCGCGTACACGTAACCGAGCGACTCGACCCACTTCTGGAAATCCACGTTCGTACCCTCCTGGTTTGGTGCGGCGGCTGCCGCGATGGAAACACTGGTCCGTGCGTCCGCCCCGTTCGGGAGGATCGCGATATGGCGTAGGCGGGTCCGCCGGTACAGCAGGAATCCGCCGGGGCCGGCGACGATGTCGCGGCCGTTGACGTTGACCGTCTCGCCGCCGCGGATGCGGATCGGCGGCTCGATCGGCTCGGCGCCGATGCTGGCCTGCAGCGGCACGCCTGCGCGGCTCAAGTCGATCGCCGTGGCGGCGATCGGGTTGGTGCGGGCGATCTCGCCCACGGCGACCAGCCGGGCCCCGTCGACCACGCGGACCATTGCGGCCCCGAGCGTGGCGGCGAGCGTGTTTTCATGCCCCGACAGCAGCACGACCCGCGCGTCGGCGTCGATGCCCGTCACGTCGACCACAACCGGCCCCAGGCCGGTGACCGTCATCACTCCCCCGGAATATGCGTCGATGGTCACCCTGGCGGGTCCGGCGGCGTCGGGCGCGGCGGCCTCGATCTGCACGGCGGCGGACGCGTCCAGGGTGAACGGATTGGAGGCTGCGGCGAGGATCATTCGCTCGCGGCGGCGGCGGCGTGCGTGCGCGGTCATCGGCGTCCCCCCGGGGTGGCGGCCTGGTCGGCGAGGTCGGTGAGCGTGTTCGCGGTGTTGGCGGCCGTCGTGACGGCGGTGCCGTCGGGCAGCTGCAGCCCCAGTTCGGCGAGCACGGCCCGCTCGCGGGCGATCTGCCGGACGGCCTTTTCCCAGTCCCGGCCGCGGTGGGCGTATTCCTCCGCCAGCGACGTCGTGAGGTTCGCAAGCCGCGTGGCCTGGGCGTTGGCTTCCTTGGCCGGGTCAACGTGCTCGCGGCCGTCCCAGTACCATTCGTGCGAGCACTCGGCCCACGTTGGGAAGCCGTCGGGGAAGATGCCCGGCTCGCGGGCCGCTTCGTCGATCCACGCCGCGAGGATCCGGTCCAGCACCTCCTCCTCGACTTCGGAGTGGTCGACGTGCTGGCAGCGGCCGAACATCTGGTTGTCCAGGCGGCCGCTCGCGTAGTTGTAGGCCGACGAGTTGCCCCGCGCGATGTTGCTCGGCACGTTTTCGCACCGGGCCGCCTCGTCGATAAGTTCGGCCTTGAACTCCGCGTAGGTGGTCGTCGGCTGTTCGGCCTTCAGCTGCTCCAGGCGGTAGCCGCCGGGGAGCGTCGTGAACATGTTCCGCTCGAACTCGACCGACTCGAACGCTTCGCCCTCGGCGTCGTCGTCGTTCGGCGAGCCGTCGGTGTAGAGCACGCCGGCCTGCATGGCCGCGGCTTCCGCCGCCCCGAGCACGGCGAGCGTGAACCGCCGGAGCTTGGAGAACAGCGGCAGCGCCGCCTGCAGGATCGGAACGCCGCGTTTCTGGCCGGGCCGCTCGAGACGGAACCAGTGGATCACGTACTCCGCCGGCACCTCGTCGAACTCCATGCTGTGCAGCACGTCGCCCGGGTGTGTTTTCAGGATGTGGTACGTCAGCGGGTTCCCGTCCTGGTCGAAGACGATCCCGTCGACGGCGTTCTCGCGCACGAGCCCCGGCGTCGTGACCTGGTCGGCTTCGACCAGCCGGAGATCGAGCTTTACCGGGTGGTCGATCTTGGGGTTGCTCACGAGCACGGCGAACGCTTCGCCGTCCCGGGAAAGGGACTGCCGCATGCACCGCAGCTTGCGGGCGAGCTTGACGGCCTTGGCCCACTTGGCCCACGACCGTTCGATCGGGTTGGCGTCGTGACCGTCGGGGGTGGCGATCTGGAGCGTCGGCCCGGTGCCGATCAGGTCATTGGCGACCGTCCGCACAAGCCCGGCGGCATAGCAGTTGTTGGCGACTTCGTACCGGGCCCGGTCGCGGAGCGTTTGCCGCACCATCGGCGACATGGCCGCGTTCGCGGAAAGGCTGTCTGCGGCGGCCCAGTGCTTGCGGTTGTCGTCGGTCGTGCGGGCCGCGTCATACCCGCCGCGGATGAACCGCAGCGCACGGCCGACGGCCCGCCGCGGCGCCGCGAATGGCGACTTGAACAGCCCGCCGAGGATGGTGCGGAGGCCCGGCATCATTCGGCTCCCGGGGGGATGATGCGGGTGAATCGCATGCCGCGGTGTGGCTTGTTGGCCGCCCGCTTGCTGGCGAGATAGCGGTCGGCCGCGATCTGGTCTTGCAGCGAGTGCTGCTCGACCGAAATGGAATCGCCGCTGGCCTTTTGCGGGCCTGCGGCGTTTTCCTTGATGGCGTCGGCGATGGACTCGTCAGGCACCGGTCGGCGCTCCAGAGAGAGAAACCCTCTGGAGAGAAGAAATGCCCGTTCGGGCTCAAAGTGGCGGCGCCGAATCCCGGATTTCCGAGAAAGTGCCACATATGGCACTCAATTCATGTCGGTGCGCGAAGGGTGCGCTAAGGGTGCGCTAAGGGTGCGCTAAGGGTGCGCTAAGGGGGGGGAGTAAGGCCGGGCAGCTCGCGAGTCCGGCCTTACTCCCCTTCGCCCAATCGCGAGACGCTTCCGGATGGAACCGGATGGAACCGGATCAGCTCCGCAGCCGTTGGGCAGCGCGTTGCGTGGTCACTTCGTGCGTGGTGATGCGCCGGCCGCAGTGGCGGCATTCCCGGTATCGTCGCACCATGCCCTGGCGCACCCGGCGGGTGTGCGTGGTCCGCAGCTCGCGGCACCCGCAC